AGTTAATATTAGAGTTGCAATGAGCAATTCTTTTTCTTCCTTCTTATACTCCTTAATCATAACCAAAAAGTTGTTTCAGAATACTTTTTAAAGTACCTGTATTCACTTCTTGTGCGTCATGTCTTGGCACTGTAGTAGATTTCCCATTTGCAGGGTTTATCCACAAGTCGTGCCTTGAACCGTGTCTTAGAAATTTGCATCCTTTCTTTTTAAGAATGCGTTTCAATTCACTTGACTTCATTTACTAAAAAATTTAAAGAACTCTTTGTCTTAATGACGATGCAAAGGTAACAAAAAAGTTACGAACAACCAAATAAATAAGTAACTTTTTTGTTACATATCTAAACATTTTCGTGAATTAACGAAATTGATAACTATTGATAACCACTTCGAGCATCTCGGAAATGGTTACACCACTTTTAACTGCTAATTGCGTTAACCGCTCTTTTGCTTGTTCGCTTACTCGTGAACTGAGCGGAACTTTACCTAAAAATTTACGTCCAGCATTTGGACGTGCACCACCTCTATTATCGCTCATGTCTATTACATTTAGTTAAAAACTCTGCTGCCTTGCGCAATGAAGAAGCAAGGTTTTCAGCCGTTACTTTCTCCTCTTGCAGCTCTAATCTCCAGCGAGGAAACTTTCTGCGATAAAGATACATCTTTGATTCATCCTCGCTCGTCTCGTATCCATAGGTCTTATGGAAGCACTTACTGCCGTGATGGCGAGCAACCCACTCTCTCATCGCACCGACAATGTGAGCGAGATTTTCTGCAGTGGCAGAGCTATCCTCTAAGAGTGTCACTTTCTGACTTTCATTGAACAATCCGTCTTCAAATGTTATAACGACCTTGTTCACCGTATCGGTTAGCACCCAGCCGTTAGGCTGAGTGCTGCTCTTTTGAATAATAAATTTCTTCATATCTCTTTACATTCTGTATAATCTCTATCAACAAACATCTCTGCTATACCTGATAACTGTTTATAGCGTAACAGTTCATCAGCATCCATGCCAACTTCTTTCATAATCCATTGGTCACTCATGCCAGACTTTTTCAGTTCGCCTACAATATTCATCATCAACTCTATGGAATGGCTACCCCTCGCACGATTATGACGAATCGTTGAAGCCATACGATTACTTATATCCTTGTCTATAACTACGACTGGTAGCTTACCACCTTCACGCTCGTAAATATCCTTATGAGTGAGCATAACCGTATAACGATGGTATCCGTCTACGATTTCATATTTTCCATCGGGTAATTTATAGCAGACAACAGGCATCGTATATCCATCCTCCTTAATACTCTCATACAGCAGTTTCATCTCGGGTGGTGCTACCCTGTTTGGATTGTAACTATTTGCCTGTATCTGTTCTATAGGAACAGCTTTCACATTATATACGGGTGATTTCATAAGTCCTTATATTTTTCCTTAATAGCTTCTCTACGTTCCAATTCACTCTTCGTAAGCGAAAAGCCCATATACTTACAAAGATGGTCATTCTTTATGATACAGACACACATGCGCTTGTAAGTAGGAATATCCTTGAAGTTCTTGCCTGTATAGTCTTCCTGATACTCCATCCGGACAGGCTTTTTTGTCGTCTTATAGTTCGTCGTATTACCGATGTCTATTTTGACTCCCGCTTCTTTAAGCCTACTAATAGTATCTTCGTCAAGGCATCCACCCCGTTCTTTCCAGAACTTGACACTTGTAGCGAGCTTGTCAAGGTAGTTCTGCCTTGTCGCTTCCGGCAAAGTATCGAGCAGAAAGTACATGTATTGTTCCCAAGTGAAATGCTCTGGCTTAGTTATTCTCTTCCATCCCATGGCGGTTGTTCCGCCATATAGACCAGCAAAATTAACCCCATTGACACGTCCTACAACTCGTCCCCAAGTATCAGGCTCTATCACTTGATAAAGACGAATAGCCTCCATTCCTTCACTCAAGAAAGGAGATGCTACACGTTGCTTGTGTAGGGGAACGCCAGCATAATAGAATAAATCATATAAACGATTATAATCCCACTGGTTCTTTGCATTCGCAGTCCACACATCTTCAGTAGTCCAATCATGGATAGGGTAGGCTGTAACGCAGTTCTTTGCCGTGTTTGTCCAAGAATAACCCTGCCATGTTTTATAATTCCTATCGCTATGTACAGCACGCCAGCGGTTAAGACTCTCCCCTGTTCTGATACCTATTAAGCAACATACGCTTCCATATTTTGTAGTCAACCATTCTCCGAACTCATCTTGAAAGTCATAATCCCACAACTTATCAGAGAAGAAAGGAAAGTCTTTCTCTGTCATCGCATTGATAGGAGGAGTCTTTACCCATAGTTTCTTTTTACTTTTCTCATATGGTCTCCAGTACAACTGAAACATACTTGTGCTGGTCGTGACTTTGAATGGAACGCAGACATGGTAAATATCCGCCTTGTTCTTGAATCGCTCAAGAGTCCGTTCCACATATTCAGAGGTCATCTTGTACTGCGCTTCGTAGTCCATATGAAAGATCCCGAATCGAATGCCACGTTCCTCAGCAACTTTAGCACACAGTTCCAGCAACACGCCACTGTCTTTACCTCCACTGAAAGAAACATATACATAATTGAATTTATCAAATATGATATTGATTCTTTTTATTGCAGCTTCATATACATTCATACCATCCTTAAATCGTTGTCAGAATCTTTATCAGCGTAGTATTTGCCGTCAATAGTATAACAGCAGACTTTTCTATTCTCTATTAGTCCCACTATAGGGAAAGTTTCACTCTCTCGATCAAAGGCAAGTAATCGGACGGATTTACCGTTCTTTGTACAAACCTTTGCACCACTCTTTGCTGATATTAAATTAAATTTCTTCATAATTCTGTTTTTAATTCCTCAATTGTCTTTTGTTTGAAATATTCAGTCATTGAAATTTTCTTCTCGATGTTAGAATCAATCATATCCTCGAGTCCGACATTGCCTGTCATATCATAATAGATGCAGTCAGACTCCTGCCCTGTACGAAAGGTCCTACGTGTTGCTTGCATTCGCAGAGCATAATCCCAAACCTTATCGAAGAATATCATATACTGGTAGCGTTGCAAATTCAGCCCAAAGGCTTCTTTTTGATAAGAGAGGACTTTTGCCTCCTTATATCTACACTCACATTTAGTTCGACTGTCTATATACTTACAGAAAATTATAGTATCTTTTTGTGGAATCTTAGTAAACAGCTCGTCAACCTTAGTAAACTTATCAGCTGTGCAACAATATGCGTGTTGCATCTTTTGAGTCATTTCAAGGAAAATGTTGTTGTTTCTGTATTCCATCATTTCGTTGTCCAAGAACAACTCTTTGATATTAGTATATTCTTCTTTTTCCTTTTCACTTATCTTATAGTTAATATTATTATAGTATTGACTTACATTTAATTTCAAGTCACATTTATAAACATAGTGTTCTATCAATGAGTGAAGATAATCTATATTTTCATATCCATTGATAAACTCACGTGTTATAATCTTTCTTCCACATTTTTTAATAAATGTTGTATAGTCACAGAAGGTATTCTTAAACTGAGTGTAGCTCATATTAAGAATACGATGATCAAGAAACTCCATCTGTGCCCAAAGATCAAGCAGATTCTTACTCAATGGTGTTCCATTTAGAATAAGCTTATATTCCGCCTTTCTTGAAAGGCAAAGGAGCCGTTTGGTCCTCTTTGCCTCCATATTCTTGATTTTTAGGCTTTCATCCATAACAATGAATGTACTTTTGCTTTCAGATAACAGATTGTAAACCAATAGATATATTCTATCTGACAACCCAATACTTTCTATACCAAAGAAATCAACCGTCCCTTTCAATCCTCCCCACTTAGTTATTTCAGCCTTGAGATTGTCCAAGGTGCGAAGAGGTGCAATCCATATTATATGGTGACACAGAGAAGTGTTGACAATCTCCATTGCTACACGGGTCTTTCCCGTTCCAGCATCCATAAAAACTGCACCAACCTTCCATTTTAGAAGATGCTGGATGCAGTTTTTTTGTCGAGGTAATAAGTTGGTCATCTTTCCAGCTCTTTTACACCATTGTCTAAAACAGGTTCAACCTGATTAGGTTTGTGTCGAACACTACTATACTCAGGAAGTCTTTTCCCTTTCTCGTCAAACCATGCTTCTTTCTTTGTGCTATACTGAATTTTCTTCTTTGGAAGAATCCAAGAGGCTACCCAGTACGCATCGCTCTTTTTTACTTCATGGTCTTTACCAAAGACACAAGATTTTGGTAAAATATCTTCGCTACCATCATAAGAACGAGCTTTATAAGCTTTGTCAGAAATAGAGAATAAACTCTCTAATCGAACGGAGAAACATTGTGTCTTCTTCATATTACCAGAGATATTCAAGTTTGTTATAATCATCGTCTGTCAGTTCCACGTGGAAAGCGTGGATATTCTCTCCGTTAATTACTGCGTTATGAGCAGTATTTGTTTTCTGCACATAACCAAAAAGTATATACTTCCCTTGTTCATCCTCTCCGTGATAAATGAAAGAATAAACAGAGGAACTCTCGCTTTGGGAGGTGTATTCCAACTCAGTGTTGATTACACCACTTTTTAAAAGTGCTTCTATACGTTTCATGTCTTCTACAGTTTTTACGGTGTGTCTCACCTTCTTTAATTGTACACTGCAAAGATATAAAGAATATTTGATATATGCAAGCGTTTTTCAAATTATTTTGAAGAAAGTTTGTTTTTCTCAATATTGAAAAAAGCCGTAACAGCTCGGAAACTGCTAAGGTAACACTATAATAAGGAACGTGCAAGTACTATCGCGCTTATAATCAGCGATTTAGGAGTAATTATCTGAAGCTAAAGAATGATACAAAAAGGGCAGACCCAGCCCCCCCCTCCCCCACGCCTCCCCCCCACCCCA